TGTAGAGGTTGTTGTTCGTGTAGTTGACAAAATTACCCGATGCGTTTACGGCATTGTAGAATACCGTCCGAGGCTGACCAAAGGCCAAGTCCATCGTCGGAGCGTATGGGTTGTCAATGTGGCTGATGAAGGGCAGCCGTGTTTGAGGAACGGCCAAAGGAACGCCAGTCGTGCCTGTTACCCCGTACTGATAACGCCATTCGGTCGGTGGGGTGATGAGGTTGTACTGAGCCAAGCGGTAACCCGTTTGCAGGGCCTTAATGTTTCCGCTTGTGAAGGTTCCCTCCAAGTCCCAAGTTCTACCCACGATTTTGTCCGTCGTGAACGATGCGGGAATAAGTGTCCCTGCGATGGTTTCTACAATCTTGTCCCCTTTGCCGTAAAAATTAGCCGTGTTGAAGATTCGGCCTCCGTACCCTTCCCTTGCAAGCGGATAGGACTGCTTGTACGTCTTGGACAGGTAATCACCCATGTCCTTGTACTTGAAGATGACGTTGGTGTAGGCGTTCGGGTCGCCATTGGTCAGCACCTGCTCCTGATTCTCGTCTGCTTTCTGCGACCAATCAACCGAACCGCTGGAGTAGAAATCCACCCAAGGCTCGATGTATAGCAGTTTCGGGTCTTGTGGGTCCGGCATGAACTGGAGGTTGAACATCTTCTGCAAGTCCTCCAACAGGTCGCTCTGCTTTACGTCAGCAGGAAGAGCCGTCCGCATATCCAAGGTCCCGATGCTTTGAGGGTTTTCGAGGCAAATCATCTGCAATGTGCCTCCTGACTTAAAGGTTATCGACGTGGCTCCCTCCGTTTCATCGTATTGAAATTTGACGACTGCATTTGCCGGGATGGTTACGTTCTCAAAGTAAACATTCCCCGAAAGCGGATAACTTGACCGAGTAAGGTCAACCGTTCCAATTAAAGCAATCGTTGAACTCGTGGCCGTGTTGTAGGCCGTGAAATCTCCTCCAGCAACGCCATCAAGACCGAAGGTTACACCGCTGACAACGTAGGACAGGTTGATGTTCCAACGGGTCGGGACGGATGGAGCGACGAAGGTGCTGGACGATGCGACCCAATAACCGCTATTATCATAGAAGGGCGATACGTTGTCCCTGCTGAACTCAAAGTTGATGGCTGGCCCAGCGAGTGATGCGCTGACTGAACCAGTTGCTTGGGCGAAGATATTGGACCCCGACAGGTTGGTCGCCATCAAGCCGTTTGCATACGGGATGACCAGTTTGCCGAAGGTCGCAGAGTTGAAGAAGTTGGATGAATAGCGGAATCCTGCTTCGGCAAAGATGAGGTCCACCATCTTCTTGACGTAGATGGAAGGACCGAGCCTCCACCAAGGAACGTCAAAGTTCCCAAGGGCTTGCACGTCATTGAACCCTGCTGAATCCACCAAGCCGTAAACGTAACCGCTCGATGCCGTACCGCTTGCAGTCCAAGTGCCTGAAACGTGGCCCGAATTAGGGACGTGGTTCATTCCTGTAACGCCAGCCGTGTTTACGAGCATATTGCCCTCAATGGCTTTGAAGAGGCTCACGTTGTCCGTAAATAGCCCGACTTCGTAAGTAACCTGTCCCTTGATTTTAGCCATGGACAGGAGTTGCAGAACTCCGCTGAATATCTGCACCCCATCCTCCCACATCGCTGCACGGATTCGCTTGTTGGGTTGGAATCCGCCCACAAAGGACTGAATGTTGTAGGCATACCCAAAGCACTCCCTGTTGGTAGGCGTATTGGGTAACTGAATCGTCTTGCTGAAACTGCCTCGCTGCTTTGTTACGTCCTCAATGTCGGATATGGAATAGGTCAGGGCGATGTCAATTTCGCCCATCGTGTCAAGGACGTAGGGAACCTCTGCGTCCGATTCGTTGAGAGGGTAAGCGATGAGAGTTACGCTCATAGGATGTTGTTCTTGTAAGCGAATGCAACCTCGACCTGCAACTGCGTCAAGCGGTCGTTCCTGCGGGTCGTGAATTGATAGGTATTGGCGTTGACAATGGCCTCCACTAACTGCCCATCCAGTTCAAGCCATACCTGCCCGGATCGGATCATCTCAATCAGCCAAGCGGATTCGGCATCGGTTAGCCAATCGGAGTTGAGTGCGTAAACGTAGTCAAAGCCCCCTGCCCACACTTTGTCGTAGGTCGTGGTTGCATAAACGTCCGAGTTATAGCCGAACGTTTGCCTGCTGATGTTGGCCCTCTTGCGGTTCTTGAGCGTAAAGGTGTAAGAATCAATGCCTCCGTACTTGTTTTGAAAATGGATAGGAATGGAGTTGAATCGCTGGCATTGCCCGATGACGTAGCGTTGACGAATCGTGATGTTCGCCCCCTTTTGAAAGTAAACGTCGTAGAAGTCCCCGGCATTGCCTTGGAACAGGTAATCTCCGGGGTTCCCGTCCGAGCATTGCCCCGACGTAAGGGCTTTGAGATTCATCGGCCCGACCCCGAAGCGGACGACATTTGACCCCGATACACTCGACGCAGAAACATCGAACTGCCTTGCAAAGGTGCCGCCTGTTGCGCTCCAGTATTGGATGTAAGCCTTTTCGACCGCGTAGTTGAACTGCCCAATGGAAAGCCATCCGTAGCCGTCCGCATAGACCGTGCGAGTCGTCGGGGTTGTCAGCATTCGGGTCGTGTCGTTGACGATAGCCCCGCTCGGAAAGTACAGGCCACCGCTCCAAGTTGCAAGTTCAAGTTGCTCCAAGTTTCCTGCAAAGGCAACACGGCCCGACACGGTTGTAACCGTTCCTGTCTGCACGACTGGGGTGTTGCCGTATTCCTCCATGAAGTCAAGGCGATACCCCGAATAATACCCGGCATGGTCCACAAAGCCCGTTTGGGTCAAGGTTGGCTTGGTCGGTGCAATCAGGGTTTCAACGACCTTGGCAACGTCAAAGAAGCCGTAACTGGTTGTCGGTAACTTGTCGCACTTCAGCCGGGCAAGGGTCGTCCCTGCTGGGTTCTTGACATCGCAGACGTACCGGTAGTTTGGTTGTGCAGTCAGCGAACCGCTGACTTTGAAGAGCATCTTGTTGTAAACGGGGGTTGCTACTTGGGGCGACCCTGATAGGACGGTTGTTGCCATTTTATAGTTTGGTTGCTACGCTTATGGATTTGCCAAGGGTTTCAGCAATTGTGTTCACCAAAACGTCTATCATTTCGGGGGATAGGGCGTTAGACATAAAGTTCGTGGCCCGTGTTCCTCGATGGAATACCCAATAGGCAACCGACCTCCCATCCACCAACCCTTGCTCCTGCTTGGTCCGCATCCGTTTAAGTTTACGGGAATAGGTTGGCACAACTGCTTTTTCCTTGTTGGCTATCCAATCGGCCATTGCTTGGGCAGGTGGGTAGTTGTCCTTGTATTGGAATGGCGACCTCGGAGCCTTTGCGCTTGACGTTTTACCTCGCACCCCTTGGTCCACGTACTTCCAATAGGGGTTGGCCATGATAGCCACCACGATTTGCTTTGCGGATAGTTCGATGTCTTCGGGGGCGATGGATGCCGATAGCGTTCCCCCTGCATTTGCGTTGGCTGCTTCGAGGTTCTTCTTCGCAAGTTCAATGACCCGTTCAATCCACTTGACCAGCACGTCATGGGCTGGGGACTTGCCTCCACCTTTGGGGCCGACGACCGAACCAATCCCCTCAAGAGCGGTTTGGTCGATGCCTTTCATCGAACCGCTACCGAACTTACCTACGGGTTGTCCATTCGCAAGGATGGTTGTTTCCATACGGGTAAATGTCCCCCGTGCTGGAATGTGTCTATCTGCGTCTTGCTCGCTCCGCCTCCATCCGTTCCGCCTCCAAGATATCGTGAATAAGTAGAGCGTAGTTCAGGAACTCAACCGCCTTCATTGCGAAGATGGCATCGAATTTTAAAACGTCCTTGTTTGCCATCCGCCACACGACCATCAGCCAACCGTACCCTGCGAGAGGGCTTACGTCAACTCCCCTGCCTTCGTCATCAGGTGCTTGGAATAGTCGCTCAAAACTTTCAAGTAGGATTCTGAACTTAGCAAAAAAAAACTGACAACCCCCCAAACGTCGCCCACCTTGGCGTGTTTCTTGAATAACTCGGCCCTTTCAGCATGGGCAGCCCCGTCGTACTTTTTCGGGAAGAATCCGAATAGACCGCCCTCCCGGCACAGGGTCGCCATGATGCGGTGCAGGTTCTGCAGGAGTTGCTTCTCGTCGGTCGTGTTGATGTCCATGAGTTCAATCAACTGCCCAGCGGTTAACTCATCCGTGAACACCGTCGGAATCCACCACTTGCCCCCGGCTTTGAACTTTCGCTTGTAACCCAAGGCAGGCAATGCATTCCACTCGCTGATAATGGCCTTGTAACGCTTTAGGACGCTCTTGGCGGGCATTTCTCGGACGAGTGATATATCGACCCCCTCAACGATTGCAACGACTCCTGCACGCTTGTCATAATCACCAAGCACGCTTGAAAACTCAATGGCTCCGATGCGTTGGAACTGGTCTATGGTGAGGTCTTGGAGTTTCATAACTTAACAATCCAAGAGGTGTCGGTGAAGTATTGCAAGGGTTCACCGAGGCAGTCCATAACCGCCTTCAAGACTTCGGGCATATAGGAGTCGTGGCCTGCGATATAACCGCCCGGCTTGACCTTGGGCTTCCAAGCGTTGATGTCTGCAACGACCGAGGCGTAGGAATGGTCAGCGTCAATGTACACGAAGTCAAGAGAGCCGTCGGCATACTGCTTGGATGCCTCAACGCTGGTCATCTTGACCTTGATGATGTTAGGGTAATTCGCAAGCATTGAGTCAAACATTTGCTCGGCTTGTGCTACTGCACCCCAAGACCAAGGGTCAACGCAATGCAACTCTCCGCAATGCAGGGCGATGACCTGACTACTGACCCCTGAAAAGCATCCAACCTCTACGCATTTGTCTGTTGGATTGAGGTACTTTTGACAAAGGTCAATGAGGCCGTCCACCTTATTTTCATTCTCAAGAGCGGTCCAATAAACCCTCGGTGTGTTGCGTAATTCCTGCAAGCGTTCGGATTTGTCTTGTTTCATCGTAAATAGTTGTAAAATGAAAGGTATTGTTGAATTGTTTTAACGCTTTCGGTCTTGGCTCGCATCTCTTGCGCAAAGTAGCCATCCGCATCGTATCGGTTGAAAATCCATTGAGAGTCGCCTATGACTTTGCGGTCAGCCATAAAAGACCCAGAGTCAATGTGGCCGAGATGCCACTCACCTGCATTTAGACGGTGTAGGCCGTCTTTATGGCACTGCTTCCAACATACCAAGTCCTCGGTGCAGTCCTTGACCGCTTCCCAAAAATCAGGATGCAGGATGGTATCATCATCAATTTGCAAGACATAGCCACCTTGAATCAGTTTATTTGCGAAGTTCCTTTGGGAATGTCCAGCAGAACCTCCTTCAACGTGATAGGCGTGTGCCTCTGCATTTGCAGGGATTCCAATGGAAGGAACCTCGTCTGCATCAAACACCACAATCCACCTGTAATGATTCTTAGGAATGTTTATTGAATCCGCAATGGCTCCAAGGTTTTCGGGTCTTGAGCAGGGCGTAACGATATTGATGAAGGACATTAAAAAGTTATGACAAAGCGTTCTGGTGAAGGCCATCCGGGGTTGGTATCGTGAACCTTCGTGTCGGGCTTCTTGCCAATCCAATGTTCGGCTTGCCAGCGGTGGTCCCGTTTCGGCTCACCGAGTTCCTTGATGTGGCTCGACTTCGCCCACCAATAGGTCCCACCAAAGTAGGGATAGCCTTCGGGGTTGTTGTGGTCTGCCATGTGCGGAAACTGTTCTTTGGTGATCCAATGGCAGCCTACGGCATCGACTCCCTCCAGCAGTTGAAGGCAGCGTTCCCAAGCCACCACGTTGAAGAAGGTCATACTTCGATTCCAAAGTTGGTTTATAAGCGATGGGTCGCTTGCTCCCTTGGTGTGAGCGTACAGGTACACGGCTTCTTCCTCTTGGCTCGCCTTGTACATCTCGGTCAGGGTCGCCTGCTCCCAAGCGTTGGTTCGGGTAACCACGACCTTGACCTTATCGGCCACCATCGAGTTCTCCAGCACCTCCTTGACCGCTTTGCGTTGTTCGGGAGGACCGACAATGCCGACCCTTATCTCGTCCAATACGTTGATGAGGCCGTAGTTGCAGACCGCCATCATATGTTGGTTCAGGATTAACTGCCAGTTGCCTCCGCAGTAGATGTGGTAGTAGTGGACGACTTTCATACTAATCCATCCAAACACCATCATGCGTCAAATGCCAAAAGCGATGCCTAATGACTTGAAGGATTAGGCCAAGCAGCGAGTCAGCGTAGTAAACGCCAGCCTCGCAATGCAGTTCAAATTTGTAATGTTTGTTCATTGGGTCCAAAGGAGGGTTAGAAGGGTGATGATGAAGAAAACGGCTGCAAGCGTCTTGCCGATTTCGATGAGCAGGTCAAGGATGCGTTCGGTGTTCATCCCTCTGCCCTGCATTTCTCTGGTTCAACAAACTCCTCTGGCGCATAATTCTTGCTAACACCAATCGGGTCTTTGGTGTATGCTACAAGTTCTGCCATTGCCTGTTCAATGCTCTCAAAGGCAAATGACTTGCATCCCACCCTGACAAGGCATCCTCGGTCAAGGAATGAGATTTCAATATTCCAGTGCTTCAGTCGATTGATTTGTTCTCTTGTGTGTGTCATTGTTTAGAGGTTTAGTACTGCAAAGCTACACCACAACGTACTTCCCTGAGTTACTGACCCGTAACTTATTGAGTGCCACATACCGCATCGCATCGCAGGCGTGGTTGAATGAATCAATGGGAACCCCCGTGTTCTTGCCCTCTTTGTCGGTCGCCCAAGTATAGGACCGCAGTTCTTTAATCAGGTTGGTGCTATCCTTGGTAACCTGCAATTTAAAGCGTTTCAGGATGTCTATCCCGTTCCTGACCGAGTCGGGACCTTTTTCGGCAGGCTTGATGTTGAAACCAAGTCGGTAGATTTCCTCGATGGACTTCGGTTCTGCTGAATCGGCCACTATCTCCCAAGCCCTTGTGATCCCCAAGGACCGCAACTTGTCTGCGATGTCTTGGTTCGTGAGGCCTGTTGCGTAGAGCAGTTCTTGGATCAGCAGACAGTCCCCTTGGCGGTAGATAGCGACCAATGCCGTAGGGTCGTTGCTAAAGCCCCAGTCAAGCCCAAGGGCGACGAATTTCGCACGGCTGACATCTATACCCTCCACGACCTCGAAGTCCTCGTATATCGCACCTTGGAGCGTCCCGACTTGACCGAGGCCGTAGACCTTCCACCAGTTCGCCCAGTAGGCAGAGGTTTCGGCTTTGGTGCGGTTCAGTTCGATGTCCCTCCTAATCGTGTCGGGCAAAGCCTCGTTGTCCTGATAGGTCAGGATGAGCAGTTCGGAATCGTCCTCTCGCAGGACCTCGGTATGCGCCCAAAATTCGTGGGTCGGATTAAAGTCGATGTAGATGGCCTCACTGGTACGAATTGCAAGTTGGTAGTAGGACTCGAAGTCGATATTGTTCGCCTCGTTGATGTAAACGACCTGCCTCCTTGCCCCTCGGAGCCTTGCCTCGGAATCGGCCGAAAAGAACTCGATGACCGAGCCGTTAGCGAAGTTGTAGGTCAGCAGCGTCTTGTTCCATCGGTCTGCGACCCATCGGCCCGTCCATTGCATGACCTTGGCAAAGTCTTTGATTGCCCCCCTCCGTAGGTGGGGGATGGATTCGGAAACTACCGAAATCTCGGTCTTGTTCTTGGCTGCGATGTCGATTAGGACCGCAAGGATGGCGAGCGTTTTTCCTACCCCCACCCGTTGCCGAGCGGGGGTTAACCTCCGGCAGATGTCCCGCCCTGAATAACCTTCTTTCGGGCTTGCATCTGCCTAATTCTTTTTATGGCCGTGGTGTACTTAAAGTCCATCGCCAAATAGGGGTTGCTCGATGTGGACCGTGTTCTCTTGCTTGTCAACCAAGCCAAGCAGACGTGAGGCGATGTTGGCCGAGTAAACGCCAGCACTTGAACCCTCCAGCATATCCTTGTCGCAGGTAAGCCTTATGCGTGTGATGATGGGTAAAAATTGCTTGTGATGGTCGCTATCTCCCTTTTGATACTGCGATAGGTTGTGGCAAACACCATTCTCTGCAAGGTATCCCTCAAAGCCCCGAAAGGTAATCGGACGCTCCTTGTCCCGGTAAACCATGACCCCATCCTTACCGACATAGTCCTGCACACGATAGGGGTTGGCCTTGTTCTCGGCTCGATACTGCTCAAACGCAGCCCATAGTTCTTCGGGGGTATTCCAAATTGGGGGTCGGCCTGCCATTAGTATTCGATTTTGTCGATTAGGTCGCTTATCTTGTTTACGATTTTCATTTTCACTTCGTACTGGTTCGGGGCATTGGATTCATCCACCGCTCCGATGCAGTCGCAGAGGGTGGTTATCACCATCATCAGCGAGTCCATCCGAGCCTGCACTTGGGCCTCTTCGTCATCCTTAGCCTTCGAGTTCGCCAAGTTCTCGGAGTTTATTTCTTGACCATGAGAGAGCCGACTTGCCACCCCAAAGGAGGTAGGAGATGTAACCGCAGTCCGAGGTATCGTCTGCATTGTCGTAGTAGGTTTCAGCCCTTGAGAGGTAGGAGTGCATCCGCTTGATGGTTTCAACCGATATGGCTTCCCCATTGGCTAACTGCTGCGCTCGGACCTTACCCGTCTGCGTCGCACACCTGTTCCCGTTGCGTTCGTTGAGTTCTATCCCCCTCTTTGCATTGGCCCGAATCTCTTGGCCGTAATCCGAATAAGACTCGAACTGCTGCCTCTTGTGATTCTCCCATGTTGAGCCGCAAACGGCTAATCTTTGAGCCGTATCGGGGAACTCCGCATTGGCCTCGTTATTGCTCATGCAACGACCGATGAAGCCTTCTCTTGACTCGTTATTGTTCGGGATTGGCAGGGGCATTCAGGGGGTGGGTTACGGTGTTTTGGTTGACTTCGAGGAACAAGTCCGCTTGTAGGTAAATGTATTGGAGGGCTGATTTTACGCAGTCCGCACACCACCAATTCGTAGGCGGTCGTCCGTGAGCGGTCAGGATGGCTTGCAGTTCCCCAACGGCATCGGGTGGCAGTCGCATGGTCAGCGATGCCACATATTGGTCCCAGTACTTGCGATGCTTTTGGGCCACGACGAACTGCTCGTTGGTCATTTGAAGGTCCATTCCCGGATGATTATTGCGGTGGCTGAAGATGCAAGGCCGAGGATAGGGGCCAAGTACCATTGGCAGGTCGGCAGGGTCAGAGCAAAGCCGAGCCAAAACCCAAAGCAGGTCATGCACGAAAACGGCTTCCGCTTGGCGAAGGGCAAAGCGTAGAACCACGAAGGCAGGACCCTGAACTCCACGACCGCAAGGGTCGCAAGCGCACTAATCAGGATGGGATAGACCAGTATATCCATTGGACTCAATTGCGTTTTTGATTTTGACCTTGGCCTGCTCGATGGAGTAAATGATGGAACGGTACGGGATGCCCGTTTCCCTGCTCATAGCCTTCATATTGCCAGTCTGCATCAGCAGGTTCAGCAGTTCCTTGTCGTACGGAAAGGCTCCGTCCTTGGCCCAAGAGTCCATCTCTTGCTGGGCAATAGCCCAAAGGTCGTCAAGCAGGGAGTCGTAGTCCTTGCTTAGTTCTTGGGTTTCGGGATCCACTTCGACCCGCTCGTCGTGATGACGGTACTTCTTCGCGAACTGGTTGTTGTTGCCCCGGTACAGGTTCATGATCAGCCGAACGATGTAAAAACGCAGGTAGCCTTGGACCTGCATCTTGGTAATCTTGTCGGGGTCTTTTTCCAGCAGAATCAGGACGACCTCTTGTTCGAGGTCCTTCCAAAGCGGATTGCCCCCGGTTATGGTGAGGCAAGCCTTGCGGATTTCACCGCTGCGGTATAATTCGAGGACGATGCTCTCTGCGTTCACTCACGCAAAGATTGCATAGATTACTGCGGATGTTGCAGAAATTCTTTGGTCCTGTTGAAAACTTCCTTACGAAGGTGCTTGATTGATGGTAATTGCCACATCTGGTTGTTCAGGACTTCTATGTTGTGCATGACCGTGGCGTGGTCCCTATTGAGGATTCGGCCGATGCGAGAATAACTGTACATGTATTCGGAGTAAGCTATGTCGGCAAAGATTGAGCGAGCCAGTACAAATTCACGGGTCTTGATGTTGCTGATGATTTGGTCGGGGTTCACCCCAACGACCTCTGCCGTGTAGCCGAGGATTGTACGAGTGATTAGGTCCATGTTAAAACGGGTTTGGGGGTAGGGGCATCCAATGGCTTACTTCAATTAGGAACCACGTTTGATGCTCGTAGTACCAACGGCCATCTCCGAGCCATGCGTAGGCTTGGTTCATGTCGGTCGTGAAAATCAGGACAGGCTCGTAAGGTGTCGGCATTCGGTCCAAGCATTTAATCCATTCCATGACTAAGCGTTTTTGGCTTGAAGGATTCGACCGAGCAGGGTCCAGTTGACGGACCAAGCCTTAATGGTTTCGCTTTTGTCGGGACGGTTGCAGTTGACGCAAGCCTTGCGGATGTGGAGTTGCCAGCGTCGGAAATCGGTTGGTGTGGTTTTCATGGGTTTGGGGTTTATATGGGACAATTTGCGAGGTTTTGGGTAATTTATGACAGGTTATAGGCTGACGCTGGGGGAGGTTTGGTAAGAACAGAGGCTGACGATTTGTTCACGAATGAGTACTTTCCCGAACAAGATATAATCCATTTTTTTCATCATAAGTGACGCTCTCGTTAGGTATGATTTTTACATCATTAATTGATACTTTGCAAGGTTCACCTAAGTAGCAGATAGATTCACTGTCGCTTTCGTGAATGACACCTGCTTCGCAAAATTTTGGGTTTATTCCCTTTGGTTGAAAGTATATTGTTTTCATGTATGGGCTGACGGATTTATCATTCATTATACCCGATAAGGGTGCTTATTGACCGATTTCTCATTCATTGTATCCGATTGCGTATAATAAAGCGATATGATTTATTGTGCATAATCGGGTTTAGTATCATTGTTTTTAAAAATTTTAACATAATTGACTTCACAAATAAGCGAGTTAGCGGTAATGCTTTCCGACATACAACGTATCACCAACATTCCACTCTTCATTTGTTCTAATTAATATTTCGCCAAAATCATCTCTTATAATATATTTCCATTTACCATATTGTCTATCGTTAGTTGATTTTAATTCAACTACCATCCCATTATTACCATACCAAATTTTGTCATTTGGTTGGCTCTCGCAACTACTGAATAGCACTACCGCTAACAACAAGACGGTAAAAGCGATGGTGAATCGGTTAATTAAAAATTCCTGTTTCATAGGTTTAAGGTTTGAAATAGTTTGTACGCACCACACGAATCGGTCAGGGTCTTGACTTGTGGCCCGAATCCGTTGCTACGGCTTAGGACGTACTCACAGGCGTTACCCTTGGCTCGGACCTCAATCACCTTCCAAGGGCGGTCGTTGGTGCAAGCGGTCAGCAGGAGCAGCAGTATCAGTCGGGCCATAGAACAAATCTACACAACTATTCCACATTTTCGACCTAACAGGTAGTTTATTTTTTTCCACATATACTGCAATATACCTCATTCCTTCTATCAAACCATTTACCACAACACAATTTCCATATTTCGTGATTAAACTCTTTAATTATTTTTATCATATTTTGGGGGTTTAGTTGTTTGGTTTAATTGGTTGTAATTACTTTTTGAATTTATCTAAATCTTTGATTGGAAGGTTCCAGCAATCGGCCTTAAAAACCCATCCATTAACATCGGTACTTCTTTTTTCATTAAATTGAGCGTTCTTGAAAAAATCATCCTTTGATTTATAGCCCAATAAAAACCCGGTTCGCATATCTTCTAAGACCCTAACAAAAAAATAGAAATCGCACCTTTGGTTGATATTATGGTTTGAAATGCTGCATAAAAAACGCCCTTGAGGATAAAATCTTGTCCTTTTGGTTTTTATTTCAACCTTAAATTCATTGATTATTAGGTCGTAATTATATTTATCTTGTCCAATAATTTCGTTATTTACGTCAAAACCTTTGTTTTTGTAATAATCAAAAACAATTATTTCACCAATAGCCCCATAGATATTTCCTTTTCCTTCTGTAAACGACCACTTAAGTTTATCAAAATGATACAATTCCTTGGCTCTTGCCCTTTGTTCGTTTGTGATTGGGACAATTATCATGTTTTCATAATTGCTCTTTGAAAATCCTCAATGCTTCTGATGACCTCGTACCTGTATCCTGCCTCTTGGACCACTCCCTGCCACCACTTTTGCGAGAGCGACTGCTTGCCCTTCTCGGCCTTGAATTCAAGGAAGATGGCTCCCTTGTCAGATAGATAGGTCATATCGGCCACTCCAGCGGTCAGGCCAATGCCTTTGAGAAAATGACCGTTCGTTCGGCTTCGGGGGTTGTTGAGGTTCAGGAACAACCGCCCTTCTTCGTGTGGCTTCAAGAGTTTAAACAACTTGACGCAAGCGGCTTGCAAGGTGTATTCGGGGGTCATAAAGGATATTCGTTTGCTTTAGTGTAGGGCAGTTGGCATTGGACTTGTGCGATGCCAAGGCTTCCGTTCCTGTTCTTTCGGAAGATGACCTCCATCAGGTCCTGCTCTGCGTTCTTGTCGTGTTCGTAGGGGCGATAGACAAAGGCGATTTTGTCGGCATCGAATTCCAGTTGCCCCGTTTCCCGAAGGTCGGACATGATGGGCCGATGGTCGGACCTGCCTTCGGTTGCACGTGAGAGCGAAGAAACCACGACCCCGAACACCTTTTGCCTCTTGCAGATTGCTTTCAGTTGCTTGGAGATGTTGGTCATTTGTTCGATCTTGGGCTTGGGCTTGTCAATCTTGGCAGGTTCTACAAGTTGCAGGTAGTCAAGGTAGAAACCGACGATTCCGAACTTGGCCTTGAGTTTAGCTATTTCGCCCTCAATTCGGTCGAGGTTGGCTTGGTGCAGGTCCACGATGTAGAGAGGCTTCCCTTTGAGTTGGTCGGCCTTTTGTGCCAAGGTCAGGTACTGCTCCGTGCTAATTCGCTCGTCGGGTTTCAGGAACGCTGATCCGTCCATCGTTCCGAGGTTAGAAAGCATCCGCTGGGTCAGTTGGTCTGCACTCATTTCCATCGTGAAGAATACGACGGGAATATCGGCCATGGCTTGGTTCATCGCTATTTGGAGAGCAAGCAGGGTCTTGCCCATTGCCGGCCTACCACCTACGAGGATGAACTCGGACGGCTTAAACCCCGTGCAGATGTTGTCGAGCGGTCGGATGAATGTTTGGTAGATTTGGTCCTTGCGTCTGCCTTCCCGGACCTCGTTCATGTTGGCGAGGAAGTCCTTGGCAAGTTCGTGGGCAGATGTCTCGGAGGCGTTGGATTCAACGGCTTGGATAGATTGGTAGCGTTGGAAGGCTTTAGGGATGTCCCTGTCATGGGCCAGTTCTTCCATGATTCTCGCTTCTTCACGTTCCTTCCAAAGGTCGTGGAGGTCGGATGCGTAGGTCTTCCAATTGCTGACAAGGCCTGCTTCGGGGTCGATGCCTTCGAGTAGGACATGGGCTTGGCCTTGGTCTGCAAGATACTTGTAAACGGTTACGACATCGACCTCTCGCTCTGCTTTGTGGAGGGATTCAATGGCCCGGTACAGGAGGACATTGTTGCCTGTGAACAGGCGTTCCGGGATTTGGGTTAGGAGGACGGTTCGGTTCACGAACTTGTCCATTAGGCATCCAAGGAGTTTTCGCTCAGCGGACAATTGGTAGGGGTTCATCATCGGAGGTTAGGTTTGAGTATGCGAAATTAGGGGTTCGTTGGATGGCTTGGTCCTCCCAGCGCTTGCCGTTGAGGTAGGTGGAAGGATGCGGAATGAATTGAGCAGGGGTTTCGGAGTAGAGGCGTTGGATGTTGCTTACCGCAAGTTCTTGCTCGGTCTTGGTTAAGCGAAGGAAGGAACGCTTGGCTCTTGCTTTGTCGGTCTTTCTTGGGAATGTTGTCCAAAATTGGTCAAACCTCTGCACATTCTCATTCTCCTTTTCATTGTCCTTTTCATTTCCATTCTCATTATCATTTCCATTATCATTATACATTAGGTTAGGAGATGGTTCGGGTATGGTTAGGTCTTGGTTAGCCTTTGGTTTACCACCACGCAAACCTGCTTCGTATTTACGCTGATTAGCAGCGATTTGCGGTTTTATGGCCTCCCATACTGCTTGTGAGTAACGTGTGAGTTCAGGCTCAACTTGGTCAAGTGCGTACGCAATTATTGCGTGATAGACCTCCAGTTGCTCACCTGCATCAAGGTGCTGAATGCTGCGTTGGAACGAGCGGTAAAAGACGAATGAATCTCTCATATTGGTAAAAAAAAACCCCGACTGATTCAGGCAGCCGGGGCAGGGTTAAGTGGAGGAACCCTTTATCTAACACCTGCTTGGCCTGAATTCAAGCGGATGCGTTTAATTGTAAATGTAGTACGCCTGCAAATTTACACTAAAAAGGCAGGTCCGAGCCTTGTTTTTGTGAATTTTCTTGCTCTTGCATCGGCTCCATTTTACCTGATAGGAACTTCTTTCCGTTGGCTGATTCTTTGAGCCAGCAGGATAGTTTCATCTTGGTTCCGTCAGGAAGGACCGCATCACCCCGGTAATCGGGACGCTTAGGGTTGTCGCCCTTATCATTGACGAACAGGGTGAAGGTGTTGGGTTGGGGGGTGTAGCTCATGGTTGGGGGTTTTGGTTAGGGATTAGTTGATATTTGCGTCCATTGTGTTCGATGACTTCGGGGATGCGGTTGTCAAGAATTATACCTTCTGAACACTCATCGTATATAAGATTGCCATCCGAATCGTATTCACGCTTACGCCAGCGTCCATCATAAACTTCTAAGTATATATCGTTGCCAATTTTGTCTTTAATTTTAAGGCTGCCATTGGCCTTAAAGTCCCATTTCAGCCATTGGCCAAATGTTTGTCCGTCTTTCATGGTTCTTGATTTTTGGTTTTGATTGAGTAAGTGCAAAGGGTTCTCTCTACGACCTCTCCTGAGGCCCGTAAATCCCTTATGATTCGGTAGGTGGCCCCTTTGCTCGTTCCAAGAATATCTTGCAACTGAGAGGCTCTGAGAGGCTTCTGCGACAATAACCGCAAAGCCTTGATGGTGTTGATGACTTGCTTCATCGGAAAGATACGGCTATGGACGCTTTGGTGGCCTTGGCGGTGCAGACTGGAACCTGCTCGCCTGTTAATTCGTCAAAGATAGTGGTCTTCCCTGCTTGCCTGAACGCCATCTTGAGCAGTTCCTCCCTCGCTTTCATTTGTGCTTTGAGGTCGGCATACACTTCGTCTTCCTCGTAGTTCGGGGTCAGGCTCCCTTCCTTGAGGGTAATCTCCGCTCCAAAGGCTCGGAAGGTCTTGCCGTGCTTGCCGGCTTCGTCGGCTACGGTCTGCTCGGTGGCCTTGATGGTTGCTTCCAAAGCCTTGACGATGGCTTTCAGTTTGATGTGGGCCTCCACCGGGTTGACCTCTCCGTCGTTGATTCGGTCGGTCAGTTGCTGGGCGATTTGGGCTATCTCTGCCTTGCAGATGTCGCTCTTGGGGATGGTGATTAGGGTTGCGTAGGTCATGGCTTGGATTTAAAAGCGTCATAAAAAGGGCCTAACCAAATGGCGTAATTTATTCCAAAAATTCTGCTTAGGTCAATTGCTTGATTCAAGGTCAACTGATGGACGTATTCTTTTTCGGTCAGGGCTTTGACCAGTTCCTCGCCAATGGTCGGGTACTGCTCTTTGAACTCAAGGAGTTTCTTAAACTCCTCGGCATTCATTTTTTCAAGTAGGTTCATGATTTCGCAAGTTGGTTTTGGATGAATTGGATGCCTTTCTCAAATCGGGCAGGGGTCATTTGGTCGATATCCTTCATGAACTTGGCCTGCTGCTCGTCTGGGAGTTTCTTGACAAGAGCAAGGAAGTCGGCCTTTAGCGTTGCGGTGGTCAGTTCGTCATACGAAGGAACCAGTCCGAGTTTGTCGTTGAAATCGCCGAGGTTCTGCTGGGCGATAGCCATCTGCACCTCGTTAGACGATGCGATGCTCGTTTCGATTCCGATTCCGATGCAGGCCAAGGCACGGCCCCAAGCAGATGTTTCGCAGTTCTCGACGTAACTCGTCTTGTTAATCATACTGGAAGTCCTGTCCTCGGAGGCATGGCCTGTTGCACGGATGCGACCTTCGTTGTCCCGGATAACTGCACGGACGCAGCAGCGGTCGGGTTGCAGGTCAATGAGTTCGGATTCCAACGACCAGCCTGCGTAGGCCGGTTCGTTGCGGAAGTACAGGAGGCGTTGATTGACTTCAACGTAGTCCTTCCCCTTGATGTTGGTGGTTTTGAATTTGTGGGTTGACATGGTTTTGAGGTTTAGTTGGTGATAAGTGCGATGATGAATCTGCCGAAGAAGGCGATGCCGAGGCAGGCGGTCAGCAGGATGTAGCCCGTTGCGAGGGCTGCTTTGAGTTTGGCTTTGGTTTCGTGGTTCATGGTTTTGAGGTTTAGTGGTTGGTTTGTAAAGCAAAGATAATGCAGTCCAACCCTATTTGTGCCACCTCGTAGCAAAAAAATTATTCATCCCCCGTTTTATTGCGATTTAAGGCTATTTCCATACATTTGTAGAAACCTAACCCATGCACGAATACCACTCCCTCCGACCTGCCAAGGCACTCACAAACGCCTTGGAACGGATCATGATAGCCATTGACAACGCTGATTTGGAAGGCAACCACGCCCTGCTGCTTGAATACCGCAAGTGTTGCGAGTTACTCGGCTACGATCCGGCCATGGCTCAATGGGCAGCGACCAAGGAGGTCAGCATCGCAAGTCAGCAGAACCTTGCGGACGAAGTGCAGGTTAGTTATTTTCACGCTCTAAACCCCGAAGAATGAGAACCATTACCCACCTCGTCGTCCATTGTACGGCAACCCCGAAGAACACGACCATCGCCTCCATCCGCAAGCACTGGAAGGAGGCCCTTGGATGGAAGTCGGTCGGGTATCACAAGATTATAGACTCAACCGGGAATGTAACGGTCTTGGCTCCTGATAGTGCCGTAACGAATGGCGTTCAAGGACACAACGCTACAAGCCTTCACGTTTCCTACATTGGAGGCAAAGACAAAGACGACCGAACTATCGGGCAGCGTCAAGCGATTGCCGTGGTACTCTTAGATTGGCTCAAGAAGTACCCTACCGCAAGGATATGCGGACACAGGGACTTTCCGGGCGTTACGAAAGCCTGTCCCCAGTTTAATGCTGAAAAGGAATACGGTTACCTGTACCTAACTGCCAGCGGTGTAGAACCTGTCGCAGGGGGCGAAGGAAGCAAATAGGTCAGTACAACCTATCTGCAGGGGTGAAGGTGGCGTGGACTTGAAGTTCGGGACCCTTGTTGTCTTTGCTGGTATTCCGTGAGGTTTCCAGTTTCAACCAATAGCCTCCCAAAGGCTTCGGGCCTCTTCCTCGCTCAGTATGAAAACCCATGTATCCTCCATCCCACTCCTCCTTGTAAGTAGCCGTGCGAAGTTGGTGAATAGGTTTTTGAATGAGGGTTTTGGTCGAACGGTCATAGCGGTGAATCATATTTTGATGGTAGTACAATTCGTGGACGTGGCCCATCCAAGTCAAGTCGTAGCCTTCGGTCCCGGCAAGGAGCCTCTGATCGTGAATTACTCCGCGCGAAACCACCCCTCCCCCACTATGCCCATGAAAATAATGCACTACGAAGTTGACTCCACGGATTGTATCGTGCAGCACTCGGATGTCAATGGTTCCACCATATCCGCCAACCTGAACCGCTGATCCTGTGGCGTAGTTGAGGGTGCTTGCGAAGCGTTGCAGGAGGTCCGTTTCCCCGTGCTTGATTATAGCGGTTTCGTGGTTGCCGTAGCCTATCAACAAGATGTTTTTGGCGTAGGGGGCAAACCATTCCACCGAGGTGTCCACGATAGCGTCAAAGTATCGGTCGGTGTTGTGTTCGGGACGAATCAGGGACTTGTCTGCTCGACGGTCATATTTCCCACCCATGCAGCAGTAGGTGTCGCCATTGAGTATGATGGCAGCATTCCGCTTGACGGCTTCGTCCAAGTGATTTTTCAGCAAGCCTCTATCGCAATGGGGGTTGTCCCAATGCAGGTCGCTGACAAGTAAGAACTCCTGCCCTGATTGGCAGGTTACTTCGTGGATGTTTCGGGTGTGCTTGGTGGCTGGTAAAATCATGAGAGGCTTTTAAGTTTGGCATTCTCGGCTTGGAGTTCATGAACCAGTTGTTCCATGTCTTCCAATCGTTGACGCAAACTTACGACCTCGTTACGAAGTTGTGTTAATTCCTTGTTTTGTGACTCGCTGGTTGCCTGCCACATAGCGAGGACCGCTTGGGCTTGCCTGACTTGCAGGGAGTCCGATTCGACACGGCCCTTGGTGAACCAAGCGACCGCTCCACCGACGATTGCTGCAACGCTCCCGACGATGGTGGTTTCTATCAGGTTCACTCCTTACCCTTTGTTTTATCCAAGGCCATCCAACCTACTGAAAGCAAGGTGATTAATGCACCGATAATCTCTTGCAAGGTTTCGGTGTCTAACAAGCCTTTGGCAACAAGTGTACCACCGATAAAGGTTAACAGGTGGCGAAGTAAAGCGATGACTGCTGATTTCATTATTGGGAGTTTAGGGGTTTCGGGGTTGCGTTTGCGAAAGAGTTTCATAAGGATTTGTGTTGGTGGTAGTCGGCTGCGTACTGCTCGTCCCATCCTGCGAAGGTGTGGATTCCGACTGGTTCGGGCCAAGTTTGGTCTTTTGTCCAGTTCTTGGGCTCGTCGTTCTCCCAAAGGATATCAACGCACCAAGCCTTTGGATTTGCAGGGTTGATATGGCCGAGTTCAACAACTGTGCGAGGCTCGACCTCCGAGTCGTTAATGGTTCGGAAGTCAGCGTAAACTGCAAATTCGTATTTTCGGAATGTAGCCATTAGAGGGTCGTAAGGGCAGCGAGTTCTGCGTTGGTTAAGCGAGTCGTGTAGAGGGGTAAAGCACTAATCCTTTGGTTACCTCTCCCCTCAAAAAATCCAGTCGGGTTTATATTTATCTGAGTTAATGCAGCAGTAAAAGAGAATGCGGTTGAACTCGTCCCAATTTGAACCCCATTTATATACAAAGCGCTGTCGCCAGTCTTGTATGCAACCGCTATTTTTAGATTTCCTGACACGGTGCCTGATGCTGCTATATTTAAAACTTGTCCAGATGTATATACCGTGGCTTGAATTATATTGTTAGAATTTTTGCTTATTGATACAGTATTCGTTAAAGTCCTTGCAAAGCAAAATAAATCACTTGCCCCGCTAACAAGTGAACTTGTTTCTAAATAAATCGTACCCTCGGTCTGCCCGATGCATCCGCTGACTGCGCCCGACAGGCTAATATTGTCTGCGTTGCGTGTTGCGCTTGTGGTGGTTGTGGGGATGTAGGAGGTAGCAACGGAGCCTGCCTCTAATTGAATGCCCCAAGCGTAAAGGGTTAGATTTAATGCACCCGATGCAAGGAATGATGCGTCGTTATTGCCCTCCGCAAACAAAAGGCGTATGTCTCCAGTCAAGTCGCCAGCAGCAATAGTGTAAGGCGCAGAAATAATCCGATACCATCCATTGCCGTAATCTTGAATACTTGCCCCAGTGGTTAATGCGGTTCCACTTGCAAGGCTGAAATATGATGTTCCTGTTCCACTTCCGCCCGTAAATGCAGTAAATTGTAAAGCACAAAAATTGAGAGGGTTGGTTGCTCCTGCCTTTACAAAGGCACTGAATGTATGAACACCTGCTGCGGTAACAGAAGTCGATGATACGTACTCTAAGAAATTTGACCCCGAAGCAGTTCCTCCAACGTATTTAGTAATCGTTCCACTTGTGCCATCAGGGGCAAGGAAATCAGTGCTTCCAGTTGTTACCGTTATTCCTCCAGCAGCAGTCGTTGGCGTTGGTGTATTCAAGCGTTCAACACCTCTCGCAAAGTTCGTCCCACTCGGTTCCACCAAGAGAGCAGGGCAGCCACCGCCAATCGGATAGTCCAACCTCGGAATCCCCGAAGCCACGACCTCAATGAATCCGCTTGCGTTGACCCTTGTTGCAGTCGTTGCACGGGTTACATTGAAATCGCCCGATGCTCCCAATACCACACCGCCCGAAGTCGTTGCAACAGGGGTGTAGAGTTTGCCTGTCTTAAAGCGAGCAGGGACAAGGATTAGCGATGGTGTCGGCATTCTTAGAAGTTGTAGATGACTGCAAAGCGATTAAAGAGGCATCCATCAACGGCAGCCTCGGCAGCGATTGCACCGTCAGTGGTTGCCCTTGCGTTAAACAAGGCCCACACCCCAGCAGCGACTCCGCCTTGGAGCATATTGGTCGGGTAGCCGTAGCCGTAGCCGATTAGCATTACAGGAAGGTATAACCGATGACTGTACCGGCCGAAGGAGTAACGGCCGTAATCTTACCGCCATTGCGACCGCTTATCACGATACCAGCAGAAATAGAAGCCCCCGAAAAGTTGTAAGCGGTTAGCAGGTTCTCGCTTCCAGTTCCGGTAAGGGTTGTGAAGGTCGCAGCAGTGTTGACTACAAGGAAGTCGTAGTTCTTGCCGGTAACGGATCCATTGATAAACTCCATCGTACCGCCTTGGCCGAGCATCTGTTGTAAAATTGGTGTAGGCATTTTTTAGCGTTTAATTGTAAATGTCTTTTAAGTTGGAATTTCACAAACTGAATGACCGTAGGGGATTTCAAAAGTCATCGTCGCCTGCCACCCAGCCGTGCGGTCATCTCGGCTCTCTACGAACCTCGTAAGGTTCACGGTGGACGAGAGATTCCAGTCCTCGTTCGGGTCGTTTGTAAGCGACGATATGAAGTCCTGTGCGATTTGTAATTGGTCGCTTAGGACCTCGTCCTCGTTATCCTGCCAACCCAGCGTAGGGCTGCCTGAAACCACTCCGCCCATCGGCTTGATGGACTCCACCCGGTCGCTAAAATAGACACCGACCACAAGGTCCAAAGTCCCAGCATCAGTATTTGCAGACTGAACGTCCGCAAAAACGAGCGGATACACGATGCGCTCACGGCTTGGGGTTCGCAGGTTGATGGTGTTGTCCGTGCCGATTGCAAGCGGGTCGCCCGTCCCGAAGGAGTTGACCTGAGGATGAGCATTTGCAAGGTCCAGCAGGGCTTGCTTGATTTTTATCCAAGACATAGTTTTGCAGTTTCAGTATGTTCTTCTTGTGTGCGCCCATCGTTAGCAGTCATTACACGCCCCGAATTGACCGTAGGGGTAGGGGTAATCCAAGTTGCTGATTCCCATCCTCCTGTTGCGGTCAAGGACCATCCCGGTGCGATAGTTGGTAGCGTTCGGGTAGATGGTATCCAAAGCAGACGGAGGCGAGTTCCAAAGCGGATAGGAATTGCGGTTCTCCATGAGGTATCGGGTAATGCGTTCGGAATACCACTCGGCATCGTTCTTGACCTTATCGGTCAGCCGGGTAATCTCTTCCATGCTCATTTGGGAGGACTCTTCGCTCGTTCTACGGACCATGCCCTTGTTCATGTACTTGAACGCAAGGACCATCGGCAACTCGTAGTAAAGCCACTGAATCATCGCAGGCTGGATGTAATCCTCCAGCAGTGTTTGGTTGAGTGCAGACGTTGAACCGCTGACGACCTGCGTAACCAATTCCCCGTAGAGTGCAGAGCCAACGATTGGCTGAATCCGCATCTCTTGGACCTTGACAACCGTTGGACGTATCTGGGTGTAACTGACGTTCTCGTTGATGATGCTATTGTCCAGTAGCGTTTCTTCGCTTATGAATAGTGCCTTCATGCCTTTGAAATTTTGTTGCCTTTGCGGATTACCAACTGCTGCTCCCATACGTGCCTGCATTGTGGCCTGTTCACTCCGCTCGGTGTGTGATACCAACCGCCTCTCCTGTTCCAAACCGAGTAGCCCATGATTGCAGAAATCCCGTCGATGTCCTCACGGGTGTAAACCTTGCCTTGACCTGCCAAGTCCAGCATGACCTTGCAGAACTCACGGCTGGAGCCTTTGTCCTTGTTGCTGAAACCCGTGGCCCAAGCGTACTTGTAGCGGACCTCCAGTACAGGCTCGGCAACTTCCTTGACATTCTTGGGAAGGTTCTGCTCGGCAATCTTGTCCACCGCCCGGCTGATTGGGTAGCGGTCCTTTGTGATTAGGTAAGCGACCCGCTTGGCGACCTTGGCCTTGCTGACCCCGAACTCTTTAGCCATTTCTTCAACCGACGCATCCCGGTTCTTCTTGCGGTAAGCCTCAATCTTCAGGTCCAGTTCCTTTTCTTCCTCTCCCAGTTCAGCAAAGGCCAAGCGGATATTCTCGTCGATGTTGGTGTCGAACCGCATCGGCTTGGAGTGCATGACATGGTAATCGTCGGCATGGCACCCGAACTTACTTGCAACCACTTCCAAGACCTTGAACTCTTCGTCGCCCCAGCCGTAGTCCTCGTCATCTTCTTCGCCCCAAGTCGGTTCGCTAAACTCTTGGGACTGAACGCCCAGCATCGTGTCAATCTCTTGGGCTGATAGACCGAAGCCTGCTGATAGCATGGTCCGAGCCATCTCCAGCGTGATTTTGTCCTGCATATACTGCCTAACAATACGCATCAGGTTTTGGTACTCACGGCCTGATAGTTTCTTGATGTTGTCGTTCGATGCCAAGCCTTGCGGTGCAGTAGGTTCAGGGCTGACCTCTACGGCTGCCGTTTCCCCAGCAAGACCCGAACCCTCTGCCTTTGGAGGCAAGGACACCAAGGCCCTGATTTCGTTTGCTGACATGGATTCCAAGACCTTGTTGGCAACCAACGGAGAGAGCGAATTGATAGCCGTGATAACGTCTTGGACGCTTGATTCGGTCTTGATTTCAATCGGTGGCAAGCCTGCTTTCTCACGCAGTTCTGCGGGGGTCATGGCTTGAAGGAGAGCCTGTTCGCTCAACTGCTCCGTGATGGGGTTGGTAGGGATTAACTCCATGCCTTCCACACCGTTGAAAGACCCCAAGTAGTTTATCATTCTTTCGACCTTCTGCACCCGGTCGTTGACGTAGGTCGCCTTGAATAGTTCGTAAGCCTCGACTAATTCAGTCCTTCCTCCGAGTTGGCCCTCGGTTTTGACACCGAATAACGCTGGATTCGTTACACGATGTGCGATGAATATCTCTTGCTGGATGGCTTTGTTGAGTATCTCAAACTGCTTATCCATGTCGCTCGGAGTTAATGGCTCCAGCGTCGGGGCCTTGGCTGCATCGTCGTTGAAGGTTACAACGAACCTTCCAGCATTATCCGTACCGCTGAACTTGCGTTTAATCTGCCTCTCAATGTCGCCCTGTTCTTCAGGGGTCGGGATGCCATTGTTGAAATTAATCAAGTAACCGCCCCAAAAGTTGTTGCGGAGGTTGTTGTTGTGAAAATTCGCTACTTGCACGTCTGCTTCAATCCAAGCATTGCCCCCAATATATTCGGGGAGAGGATAGTGCTTCACGCCTGCTGCATAGACCCTGTAATAAAACAACTGCTTACCGATGCGGTTCTCGGTGTCAAATGCAGGGATTTTCTCGATGTCGCCCACCTTGGGGAAGAGTTGCATCATATCATCGTTGTACCAATCCGCAACTTGGAACATCTTCTCCTCTTTGTCAACCCTGATTTTCTCAAAGGGAACGTGTTCCATCTTGGCGATGGTTCCCAACTTAGACCAAGTAACTGCAACCGCAAACCCGTTGAAGATCTCCAAGTCAAGAACCAATTTCTCGGTAATGTCGTTGAGGTCCTCCGTGCTGGAAAGTCCATCGAAGAACTTGATGAAACGGGCTTGTTGCTCCACGGTCAGGTTGTCGCCTGCCTGCCATCCTCCGCCCATAATGTAGTTGACCTTACCATTCACAATAGCGTTGTGCTTGCTTGACCTGCGGTAGTTGTCCAGCAGATAGTATGGATATTCGTTCGCAAAACCATAGGTTATGTACTTGCCGGAGCGGTTCTCCAGCATTACAGGGACCTTATGCTCTATCCCAAGCCATTGGGTGAAGTGCTGCGTTGACTTGCTCATAGCGTTGTAGCAGTAAAGTTGAGGGACTGAATCGTGATGGCTTCGGAAGAGTTCTTGGAGTTGACCATGATGGTGAATTCATCGTTGACCGCAGCCGTGAGGTAGGCTTCGAAATAAATTGCGTGGCCGTTGTCGTGGCTCATCGTAATGCCTGCCTTGCTGGAGGCAATCGTGTTTCCTCCCTTAGCAATGTACCAGTCAAACTCTCTTTGGTTGCTTGCTGAAAAAGTTAGGTTAGCCGATACTTTCAACGCAGCCCCAGCGATGCCTGTATAAGTGATAACGCAGGTGGTTTTGTTAATCGTGAAGTTGTAGGTTGACAAAATCCCTTCATCCATCGCAATCGTCAACTTGACGGCTTGGTTTGATGTCGGGGTGAAATTCGTGTTGGATGCAACGCTCAAAGAGCCAAAACCCCGTTCCCTGTTCAGGGTTGCAGTATCGGCAAGGTCGTCAAATAGACCACCCACTCGTGCAGCGGTGTTTGCTCCAGCAGCGGTTTCGTTGGCAATGGTCGCAGAACTCGCTTGAAGTTGCGCTCTTGTTTGTACGCTCATTAGTTAAAGGTTTGGTCAAAAGTTGGGTCGAATATGCCCCCGGCATAGACGTTGTAAGTGATTGAATTGGAGTAGGTGTTGAAGCCTATCGTTGCGGTTTGTACAAAAGCCAAGCCCGTTTCAACGACCGCCAAAGCAGCGGCAACCGTGCTATTGGTATCGTAAACTTCGTAACGATACGAGCCTGTTTCAAGCGACCCCACGGCAATCTGAAATTGGTCATAGCGGTTGGTATAAGATGACAGGTTTGCGGATTTCAGCAGGGTGAAATCGGTCGTGGTGTTCTTGGCGATGCTTGTAAGGCGAAGGATGTAGCGGTCCCCCGTGCTGGAACGCTCGGTCCAAGTAACCGTTATCGTGTTGGTCGTGTCAGGGTTCAGGTAAAGCATCTGCTTGTAAATGTGCGATGCCCCCGAATTTCACAATTTGCGCCCAATCTGCCTGTATAGTTCGGCCCGCTTCTTGGCGGTTTCGGCCACGTTGAACCGCTTCTTGATGTCCCTCGTGAGGTTGTCAGCCAAGCCTTTGCGAAGGTCGGGGTCAAGAATCAACTGCTTGATGTACTTGTACCAATCTTTCGGCTTGTTGTAAGAAACCAAGAACCCGTTCTCTCCGTGCCGGATTACGTCGGTGTAGGGGATGGTTTCGGATGCGATAATTGCCTTATTCATCCACCCTGCCTCTACGACCTTCAACTCGGACTTGAGTTTGTTAAACTTGGTATCTCGCAAAGGTGCAAGGGTTACGTTCACGAAGTTGTAGCCCCCGACGTAGGAGTAGATGTCAGCAGCCTGAATCCTCCCGTAGTTCGGGTTGTTGCCTTGGTCGCTTATGATTTTCTCGTAGCCCTCGTAAACGGGGTTGTTGTCGTTCCACCCTCCAAGATAGATGCGGTACTTGCCGTCAAGATTTGCATCCCAGCGTAACTTCTGCATCCCTTCCCGGAGCAGTTCCATGTCCTCGCCATGCTGCGCACCACCGAACCAACCGAACTTGACGAGGTGCTTGTCGGGTTCTTCTTCGGGGTTGGGGATGAACTGCTGATAGGCTTCGTAGGGTTCGTTCTGCAGAATGCTCACATTCGCATTTAGAGGCCGTATGCGAGAGGCAAGATGCTCGGTGGTACAGGTAACCCAATCGGCTAATTTGATGTGCTTACGGATGACCTCTGCGAGTTTGGTTTCGTGGTAGTGGCGGTACATGATGTGGCCCGATTCAAGGACCCAGTAGTCGTCCAAGTCAAGGATGATTTTCGCCCCGTATTGGGTCAGGGCTTTGTAGACGTTTTCAACTTGCTCCATGGTTCCCTGACACCAAAGCCTGCTGAACAGGAACAGGTCAATCGACTTCAATCCCTCGTCGCTGATGGTCGTGATGTTCTCCACGCAGACGTAATCAAACTCCGGGTAGTTGTCGCCCAAATATGCGTTCGGCATTTCGAGGCGGTAGAAACTGCACCCGGTTGGATGGGCGTTGTAAACAATGCAAATCTTCATAGCCGTAAAAATAAGAAGGGCAGCCATTGCTGACTGCCCCTCCCAAACCTCAGTGATGAAAACCTGATGCGAAGATACTACGAACCGAGTATCTGCGTAGTCGATGGTGTAAAGACTGTTGATGCGATTAGGAACATCGGGTCAGGCTCCATCCCGGAAAGCGTTATTTCGTAGCCATTTCGGTCGCCGAATGCAGTACCACTTCCAGCGGTTCCAGCGGTTGCCTCAAGGCCATTTATAGCACCCAGCAACCAGTAACGACTGTTGTTGTCTTGAACGATGACGATGACTTTACTACGAGCGAGCAAACGGAGTTCGTTGCGGACTGCAACTTGCATTTTGTTGATGGTGAATGTAACCTCCGGTGAGTAGAAGATTGTGCCATTCTCCATGCTTGCGTTCAGCGTTTCCGTCATCGACGAAGTTGCCTTAGTCAAGTCGTATTCAAAAAAACCGCTTGCATTGTATCCGGTGAACCCCGTAACCGCACCTGAAAGGTTAACGTTACAGGACCCGGTAGAAATCCAGTTTTGGACGTAAATTGCTTTGATGCCACCGACTGAATCACGGCAGCCGAGTGTGTAACCAGTTGTTAGTGCGCAGGACATATGTGTATTTGGGGTTTAAGTTTCAAGAGAACAAAAAAGCGAGGGGAGGTTTCCCTCCCCCCTACACATTAGGTCAAGCGGAAGTCAACAACCAAGTCTGGCCACGCCAGTTGCACCCCGCATTTGAAGGCTGCGATACTCCGTACTTCGTCGTTGTCCCTCGAATAAAAGATGGAAAACTGCTCTTCGTCGGACAGCAAATCGGTCCCTAAATGGAAGTTACCGAGGTAAGATGCAACGATTCGGTTTGTTCCAGTCAATCCGGGAACCGCAATGACACGGACGTTTGTGCCGGGATAAACGAACTCACCATTGGCAAGGCTCGCAAGGTCAACTTGGTTGTACAATACTGCCAAACCACCTGTATTCGTTCCTTGCTTAAAGGCTTGAACCAAGGTGCGGTAGTTATTCCAACCGCAGAAGATTACGAGGTCGTTCTTGGTCAGGATGGCCTGTGGGATTTGGTTGTAGATTCCGTCAAAGATGGAAATCACATTGCTTGCGGTGATACCAACGGATGCAGAAACCGCACCTGTGTTACCGCTGATAGTTGAACCTGAAGCAGCGTTCAAAATTTGAAGCATACCGCTGAAGTAAGCGTTACCCTGCCAAATTGCAGTTTCCAAAGCCTCAGCAATGCGAAGAGCCTTCTGCTCGGCAAACGCCTGCTCGAAAGGAATGCCATCGTACATTGAACCAGCAGTCAACTGGGTCTGCGTCCAATACTGCTCCAAGGAGCGAGGACACAAAGTTTCCATCACTTTCATGCGGCCAACGGTCAAAACCCTTGCGCTGATTGTGGTTGTTCCAGAAGTTGTGTATCCGCAAGCGTCTCCACCTTGCAACACCGCATCGGTGTCCATGAGGTTGAGGTTTGCAGCGAACTTGATGCCCACCTGCTTGGTGAACAAAGATGCTGACCGAGCGGAAAATACCGCTTTGGTGATTAGTGGTAACCGCTCTTGGTCGGTATACGAACTAAGGTTGGTGAAAGTAAATGCCATGGTTAGTGGGGGTTTAGGGGGTTAGTTTTTTTTGAGTGATTGAAGTGCTTGTGCGAGTGCATTGAAGTTCTGCGATGCCTGAGCCTTGCGTTGCTCAACGATTGCGGAACCGCTTGCCTTGGGGGCTTCGGTTGGGAGTTCGGAAACCTTCTCGACGATGTCGGCCATGGTTTCGACCTGCGATGCGAATGCGGACATCTTCTCCTTCATCTTTCCCATCTCGGCATAGGCAGCCTTGAGTTCTTCCATGATGGCTCCGAGGTGCTTGGCAACGATGGCCTCAACAACTTCGGGGGTCATTGCAGGATAGGCTTCTTTGATTTCTTCGGTAACCTCAACGGCCACTTCGGGGGTGATTTCAGCAGCAACGGGCAAGGCTTCGATTTCGGGGGTTGCGACTTCGGCAGCGATGACCTCGACGATTTTGCCTCCTTCGGTCTTGATCGTGCCAACGCCTTCGACAACATGCTCGCCATCGGGGGCAGGGAGAGTGCCGTCCTCGGCAACGACGTAAACGGCAGTTCCGGCAACGAGGTCCCCGTCAACACGGACAACCGTGCCATCGGTCAACTTGTAGTCAGCGAAGGACTGCTTTTGGGTGCTGAATTTGCGGAGTTCAGTCCGCAGGGATTCGATTGCGTTTTTCAGGTTCATAGTTAGTGGGATTTGTAGGTGGGGGTTAATTGTTGCAAAAAAGCGGTTAATTCGTCAGCAAGGCCAGCGAGTGCGACCTCCAGTTCGGATTCGGTCTTGTCCATCCCGAACAGCCCTTCAACGGAGAAACCCCGGAATAGATTGCGGTTGTCCCACACCTCGTCGTTCTCAACCTTGAAGGAACCGAACCAAGAGCCGTCGGGGGTGTCCTCGTAGCCCTTGGGAGGCATGATGCCACGCTCGGAGTCGGTGATGTAACTCTCGAACATAAACACGCCATCCAGTTCAGCGTTGTGGTAAGCGTTGACGTTGTGCTGGTTGCCTTGCTTGAAATACTTTTGGACTATCTTGCGGATGGTGGCTTTGTCGAATATGACGTAGTATTCCCCGTAGGTTTCGTCCTTCCTAAAGATGGGCGTGTCTGCAAGCATGAGAGGGCCAGTCAGGACCCTGCGTTCGCCTGTTTCGGTGAACTTTTGTGGTGTCTTTGCGAAGGCTTGGAATGGCCGTTCAATCGCTGGCATATCGGTCAAAGCCACGAATTGGACCCCTTCATCCACCTCGTCCACGGTCATCCTGTAAATGGGTAGTTCCATGCAGGTAAATGTGGTTAGGCTCCAAGAGTTGCAAATTCCTCCAACCTCCGAACCCTGCGAGTGCTTTGCGTGATGTCCCTCTCCACCACATAGGCTCGCATAGGCGATGAGCCTTGACCTTGGCCTGCCGAGAGTTCGCCCGTGCCGAGGTTGGTCGTTTGTGGGTTCGCAAAGATGGGCGGTGGTGCTGCGCTTGCTCCTGCACCACTTCCCCCTGATAACGAACTATTATTAGGCGCAGACCCTCCGCCTCCGCTTGCTTTAAATTGCGTTGCAGCAATCTTACGGACTTGTGCTAAACCATTTGCAATGATACCCCCAACCGCAAAGGCTTTGGCTACGGTGGGCAATTTCGGGTCACGCAGAGCCTGTGTCGCAGCAAGGAAGGTGTTGACCGTTGCGTCTGCTATGGATGCTGCTTTGTTTAGGTTGAATGCTTTTCGTGCATCGGCCTCGCTTGTTCCCATCATAGCCTGAGTTAAAGCGAGTACTCCCGTAAAGGCTTCTCCCGCAAGGTTGATGGTGGTATCTCTCTCTCGTAATTTTATGTCTTTTTGCTTTTTCGCACTTTCTTCTGAAAGCAATACATTTAAATCAATATATTTTTCTTTAAGTTTTAATAACGCATATTCTCGTTGCTCTTCATTGGTGAATTGTTTTATTATTGCTTTTCTTTCTTCCTCTTCTTCTAATTTAAGTGCATCAAGTTTTTGAGTAAGTAATTCTTTTTCTCGTTCGGATTCATTCGTAATCTTAGATAAATGAAGTTCCTCGGAGGTTTTAAGTGCATCTTTATCAAGTTCTTTTAATTTTTCTGTATTTTCTTTTTGTTTAGCGACCGCATCGGTTCGCAGTTTGGTTTGATAAGTCAGCCTTGCGACCTCTTTCTCGTGAATCAGTTGCGCTCGCTCTTCTTCTTTCTCGGCTGCTGCAATCCTTGCATCGTAAGCAGCCATCAAGAGATTCTGAACCTTTGCCTCGCTTTCGCCTCTTGCCTCTGCAAGTTCAACCTGCCTTTGTGCTAATTCGGATACGGCCTTGAGGTCTTTAGTTTCAATGCCCAAGAAATCCTTTACGACTTTTGTAAGTTTTTCCCAGTTCTCAACAAGCAATCCAACACCAACAATCGCTGCACCAATACCCGTTGAAATCAATGCAGTCCTAAAGAGGCGAAGGCTTACGATGGTTCCTTTGAGCGTCTTATCGTAGAGGGCCGTTGCAATCCTGTTGGCCGTCATTGAGATAGCCGATTCCTTTTGAAGGAGGACCGTTACCTGTTGGATTCCGTTGGCAATAGCCATGGTCGCATTGACCTGCAACATAGCCTTTTGGATGTCCTCGTTTTCCTCGCCAAACAAAGCAGCAGCACCTTGAGCGATTTGAAAGCCAGCAGCAACGCCTTGAACCGCTTGCGTGAATGCCTCAATGTTTTTGGTGTCCGAGCCAAGGTTTTTGACTCGTTGCCCGACATCGCCAATAGTATCGGATAGTTCCCCTGCCTCGGCCTCTAACTTCCGAAACTCTGCGGAGTTCTCTTGCCCTGCAACCGCAAGGTCAACGAGCGCACGTTGTAAATCACGGAGCCGTTTCTTTGCGGATTCCGTGCCTTGTGCGGTTGAGTCTTTAAGCCCTACTTCGAGGACGATTTCTTTAGTTACTGCCATTATCCGGGGGTTGGTAATTCAGGGTTGATGGGTGGTTCGTAGTCGGGATCCGCTGGGTCGGGGTCGATAGGCCCATTGTACCTTGCGGATGGGTCATTCGCTATCGGTGTCGTTGATGTCGGTGCAAATTCAGCGAGGTTTAAAATCCTTCGGAGCGTTACCCTGCAAGGCTTCATCTGCCCGACGAGGTAAT